AAACAGCCGTGACTGGTAAAGTGAAACCAGGATCAAAAGCTGCCAAACGTAGAAAATCATTCTGCGCGAGATCATTAGGACAAATGAAAAAATTTCCTAAAGCTGCAAAAGATCCTAATTCTAGATTACGTCAGGCAAGAAGGAGATGGAAATGCTAAAAAATGGCAAAAAGAAAAAAATAAAAAAAGTAATTAAAGGTCTTAAGAAAGCATCTAAATTACACGCAGGTCAAGCTAAAACATTAAAAGGAGTTATCGGTGGCGGATCCAAAAAAAGGAACGGGTAAGCATCCTGGTAAAAAATATGGTAGAAGGCTTTACACTGATGAAAACCCACGTGACACTGTTAAGATTAAATTCGCAACGCCAACAGATGCGAGGAAGACGGTTGCGAAAGTTAAAAAGATTAGTAAGCCGTTTGCTAGAAAAATTCAAATTCTAACCGTTGGAGAACAGCGAGCCAAGGTTATGAAGAAAAATAAAGTCGCTGCTATATTTAAAAAAGGCAAAGATGCCATCAGAAAAACGCAGAAAGTTTAACGGAAAGTCATATAGAGTTTCTGATTTAAAAGAGGGACCTTATAAAAAAGGTCTTGTAAAAAATCTAATGAAAGCAAGACGTGATGTTAAAACTGCATTAGACAAGAAAGATAAAAAGCTTGAACGTAAAGCTAGAAATAGAGTGCACAAATATAAGAAAAAGTTAGGAGAAAGATAAATGGAAGATGGATTAGTTATTGTGGCTAAGATACAGAAAATAATGAGAGATAATCTACAAACTGTCGGAGAGACTATGATAGGTGGTGGTGTTGACAACATGGAAAAATATCAGTATATGCTAGGACAAGCTAGAACATATCAGCTATTGTTACAGGAAATCTCTAACCTGCTGAATAATAAGGAGCAAAAAGATGAACAAGGAACAGTTATCGACCTCAACAGAAGAGGTCCCAAAACATAAACCAGCTTTATTGGATAAGATAAAAGCTGAGAAAAAACCAGAAAAAGACATATCAAAAACAGAATCATCTAAATTACCAGAACCAACTGGTTGGAGGATATTGGTATTACCTTTTAAGATGAAAGAAAAAACCAAAGGTGGATTATATTTAGGACAAGAAACATTAGAAAGACAACAGGTCGGATCTAATTGTGGAATGGTTTTAAAAATGGGTCCACACTGTTATGATAAAGAAAGATACCCTGAAGGACCTTGGTGTAAAAAAGGTGATTGGGTTATCTTTGCAAGATATGCTGGATCTAGAATACAGATAGATGGTGGGGAAGTTAGATTGCTAAACGACGATGAAATTTTAGCAACCATCGAAAACCCTGAAGATATATTTCATCAATATTAAAACATAGAAGGAGTAAACTATGCCAGAAGAAGAAAACAAAAAATCACCTATGGTTGACATAGATACTTCCGGGCCGGAAGTTGAGGTCAATCTTGATGAAGAAACAAAACAAGAAGAACCAAAGGAAACAATAAAAGTCGAAGAAACAGAAACAAAAGAAGAAACAAAAGTTGAAGAAGAAACAAAAGAACCAGAAATAAAAGAAGAGACAGAAGAAAAGAAAAAAGAATTAGAGGAATATAGTGATGGTGTGCAAAAAAGAATTGCCAAACTAACTAAAAAATGGCGTGAAGCAGAACGTCAAAAAGAAGCCGCTATAGAGTGGGCTCAAAAAGTTAAAAAAGAGCAAGAGAGTTTGCAAACCAAACTATCAACAATAGAACCTAATTATGTAACCGCTATGGAGGGCAGGGTAACATCTGGTCTACAGGCTGCACAAGCTGCTTTAGCTAAAGCAAGAGAAGCTGGTGACATCGCTGCAGAGGTTGAGGCACAAAAGATGATAGCTAGACTAGGTGTGGAAGAGGCGAGAGTAGCTAATCTAAAGAAAAAAACTGAGACAGAGGTAAAACAACCTCTTAAGACTCCAACTTTAGATCAAGCAATAGCTCCTGCTTCTACAGTATCTGATCCAAAGGCTGAAGCATGGGCTGAGAAAAACCCATGGTTTGGGGCAGATAGTGCCATGACTTACACTGCATTTGATTTACATAAAAAACTAACAGAGGAAGAGGGGTTTGATGCACAATCTGATGATTATTATGCAGAGATTGATAAACGTATGAGACTTGACTTCCCGCATAAATTTGGTAAAACTGAAACAACGGCATCGACAAAGCCTACACAAACAGTAGCTTCAGCAAAGCGAAGTGTAAATAACAAGTCGCAGAAAACAGTGAGACTCACGCCGTCTCAAGTAACCATTGCTAAAAAATTAGGTGTGCCACTAGAACTTTATGCGAAACAATTAAATATCACGAAGGAGAGATAAGCATATGACAGAGAAAAAAATAGACTCCCGTGCGAGCCAAACCAAAGTTAAACAACAGAAAAAAGTTTGGACTCCACCATCATCTTTAGATGCTCCACCCGCACCAGATGGTTTTAAACACAGGTGGATAAGAGCTGAGTCGCTTGGTTTTGAAGATAGTTCAAACATGTCGGCTAAGATTAGATCAGGTTATGAATTAGTGAGAGCTGATGAATATTCTGATGAGGATTATCCAAGTGTAGAAGACGGGAAATACAAAGGAGTTATCGGAGTTGGCGGCCTTTTGCTGGCAAGGATACCGGACGAGATTGTTGAGTCGCGCAAAGCATATTTTGCACAACAAACCAAAGACCGAAACGACGCGATTGATAACGATTTAATGAAGGAACAGCATCCAAGTATGCCGATCAATAGTGATCGACAGACTCGTGTAACCTTCGGTGGTACTAAGAAATCCTAATTAAAGAATTTCTAACCAACGAATAATTAAATCGTACTGGAGGCCCTTTTGGGCAGGTACATAAAAGGAGCAATACTATGGCTAATAAAGACGCGGCTTTTGGTTTCAAACCTACAAGACATCTTTCAGGTGGAAGAATCAGAGCTGAAGAGTACAAAATCGCGGCTAACCATGGAACTTCCATTTTTAATGGTCAAGTGGTTGAAGCGGTAGCTGGTGGTGGTATTGAACAAGCAGCAGCTGGAGACACTCAACAAGCGGGTGTATTCGGAGGTTGTTTCTTCACAGATCCATCAACTAGTAAACCTACATTTAAAGCCTTCTATCCTGCAAGCACAAACGCTTCAGATATAGTGGCTACAGTGTATGTGGATCCTTTTATCGTGTTTGAAGCACAGCATGATGGTACAGGAACATCGGCGATGAACAATTCTGGTTTTGATTTTGTTGGAACGAGTGGAAGCACTCTTTCTGGACAATCAACTTCAGAGATTGACACGTCGACTTCTGGAACATCTGGTGGTTTTAAACAAATCGGTATATCAAAAGATCCAGAAAATAGTGATGAGTCATCAGCAAATGCGAATGCATACGTTGTATTCAATACTGGTGAACACATCTTTAAATTAACAACAGGCGTATAATCATAGGAGTATATAAATTATGGCAATATCAAGAGCACAGCTAGTCAAAGAACTAGAGCCAGGTTTGAATGCACTATTTGGCCTGGAATATAACAACTACGCGGATGAGCATCTTCAGATCTACGATGTAGAAAATTCTGACAGAGCTTTCGAAGAAGAAGTGATGTTATCTGGTTTCGCTAATGCTTCAGTAAAACCTGAAGGATCAAGCATAAACTTCGATACAGCACAAGAAACTTTCACTGCTAGATACACACACGAAACGCTTGCTTTAGCGTTCTCAATCACTGAAGAAGCGATTGAGGATAACTTGTATGACAGACTTGCGTCTAGATATACAAAAGCTTTAGCTAGATCTATGGCGAATGCTAAACAGATCAAAGGAGCTAACGTGTTAAACAACGGTTTCGATTCTTCTTTCACAGGTGGTGATGGTAAGGAGCTTTTTGCTACTGACCACCCAATCATCGCTGGAACATTCAGAAATGAATTGTCAACTGCAGCTGACTTAAACGAGACATCGTTAGAGCAGTCGTTAATTGACATCGCAGCGTTCACTGATGAGAGAGGTCTAAAAATCGCAGCTAGAGGAATGAAAATGATCGTTCCTTCTGCTTTACGATTTACTGCTGAGAGATTGATGAAATCTCAAGGTAGAACTGGAACTGCAGATAATGATATCAATGCATTAGGAAACATGGGAATGATCCCACAAGGTTATGTAGTAAACCACTACTTAACTGATACTGATGCGTTTTTCATTAAAACTGATGTACCTAACGGAATGAAAATGTTCGTTAGAGCACCAGTGAAAACTGCAATGGAAGGTGACTTTGAAACTGGAAACGTAAGATACAAAGCTAGAGAGAGATATTCATTTGGATTCTCAGACCCTAGAGGTATCTTCGGATCTCCAGGAGCAGCGTAATCTAACTAATTTTGAGGCGGGACACAATCCCGCCTCATTTCATTAATAGAAAGGAAAAATGCAACC